CCCGGGCCGGACTATCTGGTCACGCAGCGGATACCGGATCGGTGGCCAGCCGACAAGCCATGGCCGCCGCAGGTCACCATGCCCCGCGTGCCGTGCTGCTGGCCGTGCGCCGTTCGGGCCTCGTAGCGCCGTGACCTGGGAGAAGACGCCGGAAAGCAGGCGGCGCGACAACGAGGTCTACGGCGACCCCGAATATCGGAAGAACAGGGCGATCGCCCGGCGCAGGGCCGCGGGCAGGTGCGCGCAGTGCGGGCACGGGCACCCGCGGCTGGAGTGCGACCACATCGTGCCGAAAATCCGGGGCGGCGGGAACGCGCTGCCGAATCTGCAGATGCTGTGCGCGGGCGAAGGCTCCTGCAAATGCCACGAGGCGAAGACCTATGAACAGCGCGGAAACTCGCAGGCGGGAAAGCGCGCCGCCGACCCGGAACCGAGGCCGGACGTGTGGTGGTGACGAGCCCGGAATGTCGGGCTGCGGCGATAGCCTGAAATGACAAGCGCCCCGACAGCGCGCCAACGCCGCCGGGGCCGCCGAACCTGATCGGACAGGAACGACATGAGCGAGAATACGCGCGGCACCCGTAGTCGCAGGCGGCAGACCCGATGAGGCGCTGCTATAAGTGCGACCAGGAAAAGACCCTGGGCCAGTTCAATAAGAACCGGAACGAGCCCACCGGGTACCAGTGGATCTGCAGAACCTGCCAGAACGATCTCAGCAGGGAATATCACGCCGCGAACCGCGAGAACCGGAACAAGCAGCAGCGCGAGAATGCCCGCAAGGTCTACGCATCGCAGACGCCCGAGGCGCGCTGGGCGCACGAGATGAGCTACAGGCACGGGATGACCCCGGCCGACTGGCAGGCCATGCGTGACGAGCAGGGCGGCCTGTGCTACCTCTGCCTCCGGCCGCTGCAAGAAGGCGCCAGGGAGACCGTCGTCGACCACGATCACTCATGCTGCCCGCCGCGCCGCTCGTGCGCCCGGTGCAGGCGCGGCCTGGCCTGCCGGAACTGCAACACCGGCATCGGCGCCCTGGGTGACAGCCCCGAGCGGCTCCGGATCGTCGCCGACAGCCTCGAGCGAGCGCAGGGCAGGGTGCTGCCGCTGATCGCGACCAGGCCGAGGGCCGAACCGCTCTTCTGATCGGAATCGGACACAAGGGTGAAAATGTCCAGTGCGAGGGGGGGCGTCAGGGTCCCCCGATGCTGATTCCCCCCCCCCTTGACGGTGAACCTTTCGCTCATCACGCTGCGTGATTGAGGTTGGGATGGGCCGGATGGTGCAAATCGGGCGCGCTAGCCGGCGATCATGCGCACGCGCGGGTGCTTGACCGCTGGCAGCGTGAGCGCGAGGCTGACCGCCCCTGCGCAGGCGTAGGCGCCGTTGACATGCGCCTCGCCTTCCCTGGTGAATCGCCAGCCGTCCCCGCTTTTCAGCTTGGACGCGCCTCCGACGTGGTCGTCGAGCAGCGGGTCAGCCGGATGGGCGACCCGGAGGGCCTTGACCATGTCGGCGAACTCCTGGCAGACCTCGCAGACGCGCGCGCCTGTGATCGACCCGTCTTCGGGAGGCGCCCCGGTTTCGCGCTTGCCGGGGCGCTTGTTGTACTTCATGCCGAGGGCGCGCAGGGTCGTGGCCATCCCGGCGCCGGGACCGCCGGGAAACCAGCCGAAGGCGGTCGGCTTGATGCGCTCGAGCAGCGCGGGCAGCGCGGCGCGGGCGGCCTCGGTGCTGTCCCATGCGGCGGCGACCTGCAGGCGGACTCGTCCGTCGTCCAGGGGTGACGCGAGGACCAAGATGGCGTGCTTTCCGTCCGGTGCCACGTCGAAGACGGCGGCGATGCGCTGGCGGTGCTGCTCGAGGGATGCGGCGGGGTCGGCGCAGTCGCCCCACGCCTTGAGGTTGATCGCGCCGTTGAGCTGCCTGACCGCCTGGCAGAGCGTCTCGGCCCGGACCACTTCCGCCGGCCCGGCGAGCGCCGATTCGATTGACGACTCGCCGAACAGGTGGCCGAGCGCAGGGTTCGCCTGAGCCCATGCCTGCCTGTCCGACAGTTCGCATCCCTCGGGGGCGCTCCACTCGAAGATGGCGAGCTGCGGGTCTGCCTCGGAGAGCGCCCGGTCGCGCAGGCGGTTCAGGACGACGGCCTCGTCGCCGCCCATGTTGGACATCGCCCACGTCTGCGCCCGCGGCCGGGCCCTGGTGGTGGATTCAAGCGATCCCCACGCCCGCCAGTCGGTGTGGGTCTTGAGTTCGTCGATCAGCAGCATGTCGGCGGACATTCCGCGGCCGGCCTTGTCGTTGGCGGCGGTGATCTTGTACCGGCCGCCTCCGGCGACGCGGAACCACTCGTCGCCGTTGACGTGGCGGGGCTTGCCTTCGAGCTCGGCGGCCAGTTCCGGGCACCGGCCGATCATCTCGAGGCAGAATGCCCACTGCTCGCGGGCCTGCGTGACGTCCTGCGCCGCGCCGAGCACGAGCTTCGCCCCGTCGACGTAGAGCCGCCAGAGCGTGACGATCCGAGCCAAACTCGACTTGCCGTTCTGGCGGGCGACCAGGATCAGCACGGTGCGGAACCGGAAACTGCCGTCCCGGTTGAGCTCGAGGGCGTGAATGAGCGCCCATTCCTGCCAGGGCAGGAGCGTTTCGCCGATCAGGCGGGCGAAGTCGATCACCTCGAAGCCGAGGCTGGTCCTCCGGTTGAGGGGCCGGAGCGGGGGCGTGAATAGCCGCGGCTCTGTGCGCCCGATGAGGGGTTTGCGCTTGGCCGGCTTCCTGCCGTGGTCGTCGCAGTACTTGCCGCGGGGCTTGGCGTTGCGCCTGCACCCGTCCTGGGCGCAGCGTTTACGCGCTGCGGGCCGCGCGGAGCTGCTGGAGCCCGGTCGGCTTGGCATCCGGCGGTCCTGGCGTCTTGATGGCTGCCCGCGCGGCGGGTGACGCCCCGAGTGACTCGAGGCAGCCGCGGAGCTCGGCCCCGAGATGCCAGAGGGCGGAGACTTGCTCCTTGCCGTCGGGGGCCTGGTCGATGACGCGGGCGTAGCGGAGCGCCAGCTTGGCCATTGCGGCGTCCTGGCCGTCGGGGTCGAGCTTGAGGACGGCGATGGTTTCGCAGACGGCCGGGTAGAGGAGCTCGCTCGCGTCGCGCAGCGGCATCTTGTCGCCTTTCTACAAAAATCGCTCTGGTCTGCCCGGATTGAGGCGCGTCACTGTTGTAGAGATCATCCAATCGGATGTTAACCTGTGCGTGTCACGAGAGCCGGGAGCGGTGGAGGTGCTCCGGCTCTTTCGTGACGCCCGCTCCCGGTTCTCCCTGTTCAGGGGAGGGCTCATGGTCGCTGCGGCTGCACCGCAGAAGCTGGCCGGCCGCTCCCTCATCGGCAAGTTCTCGGGGCTGCTCGCCGCCCGGGCGAAGGCGCGGAACGGGCGGCCGAGCAGGGTCGCGGGGTTCCTGGCGGACCACACTGGGACGCTGAGCGCGCTTGGGTTCGCTGATGCGGCGTGCTGGCACTGGGGGCACCCGGCGGGGTTGATCGGGACTGCGGTGTGCGTGCTGGTCGCCGAGTTCAAGGTCCGGGGCTGACGTGGCGGCGGAGATCGGTGACATCAGGCGCGTAGAGGTACGGCCTGGTGACCGGCTCGTCGTGCGGCTGGACTGTCCAGTTGACGATGCGGAGTTCGACATGCTTCTGGCGCGTCTGCGCGAGGCTTTCGGCCCGGGCGTGCCGATCCTGCTCTTGGAACCCGGCATTGACATCACGGTCATCGGGCGGCCGGAAGCGGACGGCCCCTGATGGGGTCGCTGCTGGGCCGGCTCCTGGGCGCGGGGCCCGCGCCGGAGTCGCCGGGGCCGCCGGTGCCGATGGGCGGCGGCATGGTGACGTCGATGCCGGGCAGCAGCTCGGGCCCGAACGTGGACCTGACGCTGATCCGGACGTACAAGCAGAACGGCACCGTGCACAGCAACGTGTCGCTGATGGCCCGGTCGGTCGCCAAGCAGCAGTGGAACCTTTACCGGCAGGCGCCGCCGTCGGCCCGGTTCACCACGTCGGACCGGGGCAGCGACCAGCGCAAGCAGGTCCTGGTGCACGCGGCGCTGAACGTGCTGAACTCGCCAGCGTCGATCACGGCGCAGACCCCGCGGGGGCCGAAGCGGATCCAGGTGTGGAGCCGCTCCCAGCTGTTCTTCGTGTCGCAGATCTGGATGAAGACGTGCGGGAAGGCGTACTGGGTGGTCGACACGGCCGAGGACGCGTCGCCGTTTCCTTTGGGGTTGTGGCCGGTGCGGCCGGACCGGATCATCCCGGTTCCCGACCGGAACAAGTACCTGGCGGGCTACGTGTACCGGTCGCCGGACGGGCGGGAGATGATCCCGCTGCGGCCCGACGAGGTGATCGTCAACCGCTATGTGGACCCTGAGGACACCTACGGCGGGTGCGGCCCGGTCCAGGCGGTGCTGGCCGATATCCAGGCAGCCGACTACGCGGCGGAGTGGAACAAGAACTACTTCATCAACAGCGCGGAGCCGGGCGGGATCATCGAGCTCGACTCGAATCTGAATGACGACGAGTTCGACGCGTTCACGAGCCGGTGGCGGGAGACGCACCGGGGCGTCGCGCGGGCGCACCGGATCGCGGTGCTCGAGGCCGGCGCGAAGTGGGTCGCGAACAACCACAGCGCCCGCGACATGGACTTCGTCAACCTGCGGAACTCCTCGCGCGACATCATCCGCGAGGCGCTGGCGATGCACAAGGTGATGACGGGAGTCACCGAGGACGTGAACAGGGCCAACGCCCAGACCGGCGAGGAAGTCTTCTCCAGCTGGACCGTTGCGCCGGACCTCGAGCAGTGGCGCGACGACGTGATCAACACGCAGTTCCTCCCGCTGTTCGGCGCGACGGCCGAGGGCGTGGAATTCGACTTCACGTACCCGACGCCCGCGAACCGGGAGCAGGACAACGCGGAGCTGACCGCGAAGACGGCTGCGGTGGCGGTGCTGGTCGGCGCCGGGTTCGACGCGGCCGACGCCTGCCAGGTGGTCGGGCTGCCGTCGATGAAGGTGGCCGAGAAGGCGACCCAGTCGCCGGCGCTGCCGCCGGGCTGGGTGCCGGAGATGGCCCCCGGCGCCGCTCCCGCGGCCGACCCGGTTGCGGTCGCGGAGGCGATCCTGCGCGCTGCGGCGTCCCGCGACCCGCGGGCGATGGCCGTTTACAACCAGCTGGTTGGAGTGCGATGAAGGCGTACCCGATGAAGGCCCGCATCCGGAACGAGGGGACCGGCCCGGCGCGCGTGGACATCTACGACGACATCGGGGGCGGCGGCTGGTTCTTCGGCGGCATCTCGGCGTCCGACGTGGCCGGCCAGCTGCAGGGGCTGAAGGGCCCGCTGGACGTGCACATCTCCAGCAGCGGCGGCGACGTGTTCGACGGGCTGGCGATAGCGGAGGCGATCCGCAGCTATCCCGGCCAGGTGACCGCCTACGTCGACGGGATCGCCGCGAGCATCGCGAGCGTGATCGCGCAGGCGGGCCAGCAGCGGGTGATGGCGCCGGGCTCGATGCTCATGATCCACGACGCCTGGGGCTACCCGGACGAGCCGAACGAGGCGGGCCTGCTGAAGATGGCGGCGACCCTCGGGAAGATCAGCGACAACCTCGCGCAGCAGTACGCGGCCCGGGCGGGCGGCACCCCGGGGCAGTGGCGCGAGGCGATGCAGGCGGAGACCTGGTACACGGCCGACGAGGCGGTGGCGGCGGGCCTGGCGGACAGCGTGTCGGGCGCCCCGGCGGAACTGCCGCAGAGCCTGGACGTGGACGCGCTGGCGGCCCGGGCCCCGGCCCGGATCATGGCGGCGCTGCGGACGCTGCCGCGGGCCGCGGCCCCGGCCGAGCCGGATGGCGGCGGGGGAGACAAGCCGGCCTGCAAGACGTGCGACGGCAAGGGGCGGCTGCCGCACCCCGGGACCGGCAAGGCAGGCGTGAAGTGCCCCGGCTGCGCAGGCACCGGCACCTACGACCCGGACACCGCCACGGGCGACGACGACGAGCCTGACGAGGGCATGGAGATCGACGCCCTGACGGAGGCGCAGGTCCTGGCGATCGTGCGGCGGGAGCTGGTCGCGGCGAGCCTGGTGCCCGGCCCTGACGGCTTCTTCCGGCCGGCGGCCGCGGCCGGCAAGGTCGACGAGTCGCCGTGGGACGGCGGCAAGGCGATGGCGAACGGCGCCGCCGCCGACGACCCGGCGGCGTTCTACGCGGGGATCTGCGCGGGCGAGAAGGCGGGCGACAAGTCCACCCAGGGCGCGTGGGCGCTGCCGTACAAGTACCACCCCGACGACCCGCCGAACGCGGCCGGGGTCAAGGCCGCGCTCGGCCGCCTCCCGCAGACCGAGGGCCTGACCAACGAGGCCGAGGCGAAGAAGACGCTGCAGGCGGCGATGAAGACCGTCAACCCGGACTGGGAGCCGGAGGACAGCACGGAAAAGAGCGTCTTCAGCCGGCGGCTGGAGCAGATGCGGGGCGCCCTGCCGCCGCTGAGAGGAGCAGAGGCATGACCGCTGTCATCCCGGAGACCCCGGAGCAGCTCGAGGAGGCCTTCAACGACGAGGCGAGGATGCAGAGCATCTTCGCCGAGGGCAACTTCGGGCGGTTCACCCACGCCTACATGAAGGCCTTCGTCGAGAAGAACGCCGAGGACGTGGCCACGTTCAAGGAGCAGGCGCAGGTCGACATCGCGGACTTCATGCGCAAGCAGGCCGAGCAGAACGGCGCCCGGCCGCCGGAGGGCTGGAAGCCCGGCATGGCGCTGGACGTGATCGAGGGACAGGGGCCGCGGCGCGCCCGGGCCGCCTCCCGGTACAAGGGGAACCTGGCCGGGGCGCGGAACGCCGAGGAGTTCTTCGACCGGCAGGGCCTGTTCGGCCCCGCGACGGTCGGCGCGGCGGCGGACATCGACAACAGCGAGTACAGCGACAGCCTGAAGATGTTCGTCTGGGCGACCATCAAGGGCGAGGCGGTCGCGAAGCGCGACGGCAACCGCGAGCTGCTCGACAAGCTCGAGTCGCTCAAGGGGAACCTGGCGAAGGCGCTGGAGATCCGGAACGCGAGCTCCCTGTCCGAGCGCGTGCCGGCCGAGGGCGGCTTCCTGGTCCCGGAGAACCTCCGCAGCGAGATGCTCGCGCTGTCGCTCGAGGAGGAGGTGATGCGCCCCGAGGCGACCGTCATCCCGATGGACTCGCTGCGGGTGCCGCTGCCGTCGATCGACGACACGTCGCACAGCGCGAGCGTCTTCGGCGGCGTGGAGGCCTCCTGGACGGCGGAGGGCGCGGCGCTGAGCCTGTCGGCGCCGAAGTTCTCCCGCCTCATGCTCCAGGCCTCCAAGCTGACGGCGTTCACGCAGATCCCGAACGAGCTGCTGCAGGACAGCGTGACGTCGATGGACGTGTGGTTCCGCACGTTCTTCCCGATGGCGATGAGCTTCTTCGCTGACAACGCGTTCCTCGTCGGCACCGGCGTCGACCAGCCGGAGGGCCTGCTGAACTGCCCCGGCGCGGTCACGGTGGACCCGGGGACGACCGCGAAGATCGTCCTGACCGACGTGATCGCGATGCTGGTGCGGCTGTGGCCCCCGAGCCTGAAGCGGGCCCGCTGGGTGTGCTCCCCGGACGCGTTCGGCCAGCTGCTCGGCATGGGCCTGATCGTCGGCGGCACGTCGATCGCGCCGCCCGCGATGCTCGGCGGCATGCAGGCGATCGAGCTCCCGGCCGGCCTGCAGCTGGACGGGGTCAACTTCAAGATGCTCGGCATCCCGGGCCGCGTCTCGGAGAAGGTGCCCTACCCGTCGGGCAGCGAGCCGGACGGGGCGCTGACCCTGTACGACCCGGCCGGCTACATCATCGGCGACCGGCAGGCGATGCAGGTCGCGACCAGCGCCGAGTACAGCTTCGCGAACGACGAGGTGTCCTACCGGATCACGCAGCGGATGGACGGCCGCGGCTGGCAGCGGACCGCGCTGACCCCGGCCAACGGCTCGCCCAGCACGCTGTCC